ATCGAAAATGATGGTCGCGGCTGGCTATGAGAAGATCAATGAAAACATTGATTTCTGGAATTACGAAAGTGGCTCCGGGTATTCGGTGGAGGATATCGCGCCATCTGAGACGTGGCGCGCCATGATCCAAGCGGCCCTCAAGGAGGAAGCACAATGAGCCCAGAGAACCGGGCCTGGGTGCGAACGGCCGTCGATGTCATCGTAGCCGCTGGCGTCGTTGCCCTGATCACATGGGTCACAAGCGGCGCCATTCGGATGAGCGTCGAATTCTACTTGGCCGTTATGGCCCTTGCTCTCGCCCATAGAGCCAACATCAAAGCAGGTGAATGATGGTATCGCAAGCCGAACGCCTCCGCTCCAAGCGCAACGCACAACGTGGCCGGCCAATCAAGCAAGGCGTAGGCCGCACAGACACCGGCAGGATATCCCGCTCCAAGGAGCCTTCCGAACCCGCTGACAAGGTAGCAAGAGAGGCGCGCATGAAGATTTTCGGCATTGACCCAGACGTTGCCAGCACTCCGCAAGCCGCGACCTTTATGGGGCGCCTGTCTCTTCTCGGCCAGCAGGGGGGCGGAATATCGACAGATCAGTACGACGCGCTTGTACGCTTCTCCATGGACCGTGAAAGTTACATGCGCTCGATCATGGCTCCTGACAGCCTCGCTGTTGCCGGCGCTGGTGGCCGTAGCTCGATCGACGAGGACGAGGACACGGAATCCAGGCAGCGTTGTAAGCGTCGATACGATGCAGCCCGCACAGCCATCCAGAACGCGCAGAACGAGAACAGGGGCAACAACCTCTGGGCAGCCGTCGATTTCATCGTGATCAAGAACTTGGACTTTTCTCACATGATCGGCGATCTAAGACTTGTGGGAAATGCGTTGAACAGGCACTATCAAGGGCTTGACCGGAAACGCGAAGCAGCTTAATTTCGTCCCCATGTTGTAAATTCGGTTTTGTCGCCTGAATTTGCACTTTTCTCCATTCCAAAGCCATTCGCCGCATAGTAGGCAACAGAGATTCCGCGTTACGCGCTTCCGACAGTGCGCGGCCTTAGATTCTCGGAGCGTACTGGCAGAGTGGAAGTGCCGCACAGCGGTGGAGACGCCTAGATGCCAGAGGGGATGCGAAACCGGTCAGTAGCCAGCGCTTCGAGCGCAGACGAATACCGGCCCCAGACAATTCGAGGCAACGCCTCAGAGATCGGGAAGGCGCAACGTCTATATCTTGGCAAACGTCTCACTGAGCCAAGCGTAAATGACGCTCTGCATGGGAGAGGGTGAGATTACCTCCCAGGGCCTTCCCGAGCATAACAATACCGGCCAAGCTTCGGCGCACCCAGGCCGGTTACTAATCTGGACGTAGGCAATACTGGCTCCCAAGCGTCGGGAACGCGTTAGAATAACCCCGGTGATGGCCAGCAAAGGGCGTAACCACTCCCCTCGCGTCCAGACATTCACAGCCCCGTCCCCGGATACCCCGATGGCGGGGTTCATGCGTTAAAGGCCCGCAGCTTTGCGAAGCGCATCGTTCATTCGAGTTTGCCAGCCTTCGCCGGTAGCCTTGAAATGCTCGATAACATCAGGGTCAAGGCGCAGCGTCAGGAGCTTCTTAGCATTCGGGTCAGGCTTGCGGCCTCTGCCAGTAGCGGCTTGCAAGGCTTTCGCGCCTTTATCGGCTGCCTTCATGGAGTTGAAGGCGCGCTCTTGCTGTCTTTGCAGGCGGTCCATTTCGTCTGCTCTGCGGATCTGATGGAATAGGGACATTGGCAATCCTTTCTCGTAACTACGGGAATTGTATTCCGTAACTACAGGAAATCAAGATGGCCGAAAAGAAGAAGATGGGAAGGCCCGCTCTCTTCTCAGAAGAGCTTGTTGCCGTCATCTGCGAGCGTATCGCCAACGGGGAAAGCCTCAAGGCGATTTGCGAAGATGATGAGATGCCTTCGCAGTCCACGGTCTTCAAGTGGCTGAGTGAGAAGCCAGACTTTACGGAGAAATACGCGCACGCGCGCGATGCCCAGGCTGACGCTCTTTTCGACGACATTCTCTCGATCGCCGACGACGGCCGAAACGATTGGATGCAGCGCAACTTCGGCGAAGAAACTCGCTGGGTTGAGAACGGCGAGGCAATCAGACGCTCGCAGCTTCGCATTGATGCCAGGAAGTGGATGGCGTCGAAGCTGAAGCCCAAGAAATACGGTGACCGGCTTGACCTCAACCATTCAGGCAGCATCGACACTCTCACAGATGACGCCCTCAACGCTCGCCTCGCTCAACTCCTCGGAAAAGCGGGAGCTGTTGCAGCTTCTGGAGGAGAAGGAGAGGAGGACGAGACAAAACCTGCTGAGTAGGTACAAGCCTTATTCGAAGCAGGTCGAGTTTCACAAGGCCGGGGCTGCGTATCGTGAGCGGCTTTTCATGGCGGGCAACCAGCTCGGCAAGACGCTGGCCGGCGCTGCGGAAGCGGCGATGCACCTGACGGGCGATTATCCCGATTGGTGGGAAGGCAAGCGGTTTGATCATCCGATCATCATGCTGGCTGGCTCGGAATCGTATGAACTGACCAGAGATGGCATTCAGCGCCTCATGGTCGGGCCCCCGATGAACGAAGAGGACTGGGGCACTGGGTATCTACCGAAGGCCGCGATTATCGAAACCACGCGCCGTTCTGGCGTCTCTGGTGCGCTTGATAGCGTCACGGTTCGGCATTCATCGGGCGGTGTCTCAATCCTGCTCTTCAAGGCATATGAGCAGGGTCGCGGTAAGTGGCAGGCAAACACGGTTCATTACGTCTGGTTCGATGAAGAGCCGCCAGAAGACGTATATTTCGAAGGGATAACGCGTACCAACGCCACTCAGGGCTCTATCGCGGTGACATTCACACCGCTGAAGGGCATGAGTTCGGTCGTCGCTCGGTACATTCTGGAGCATTCGGAAGACCGCACCGTCATTATGATGACGATCGAGGACGCCGAGCACTACACGCCAGAGCAGCGGGCCAAGATCATCGCGAGCTATCCGGCTCATGAGCGAGAGGCGAGAACGAAGGGTGTTCCTTCGCTTGGCTCGGGCCGCATCTTCCCTGTCCTGGAAGAGAACATCGTAATCGATCCGATCGAGATCCCCAGACATTGGGCCCAGATCGGTGGCTTGGACTTCGGTTGGGACCATCCTACCGGCGCTGCACAGCTCGCATGGGATCGCGACGAGGACATCATCTATGTCACGCGCGATTATCGCCAGCGCGAGGCAACGCCGATTATTCACACGGCGGCTCTGAAGCCTTGGGGCAAGTGGTTGCCTTGGTCTTGGCCGCATGATGGCTTGCAGCACGACAAGACGAGCGGAGAGCAACTGGCAGTCCAGTATCGAGAGCTTGAACTGAACCTGCTTCATGAGCGGGCAACGTTCGATGATGGCTCGAATGGTGTTGAGGCTGGCGTCTCGGACATGCTGCTTAGAATGCAGACGGGGCGCTGGAAGGTGTTCCGCAACTGCAATTACTGGCTTGAAGAATTCCGCCTCTACCACCGCGTAGACGGCAAGATTGTCAAAGAGCGCGACGACGTTCTGTCCGCGTCTCGATATGCACTGATGATGAAGCGCTACGCTGAAACGCCTCCGGTCCCGAAAGGGAGATACCGCGGGTCAAGCAGCGGCTCATCCTCCTGGATGGCAGGGTAAACAATGGCCGAATACGAAACTGATAGCGCCAGCAGCGATGCCGGCGATGCACAGTCGCGCCTTCGGCGTTCTGACCTGACCAAGAAGCTTAAAGGCTGGTACGCCGAGGACATCAAGAAGGTTGCCGAGTGGCGCAAGGGCGCTCGTGAGGACTATCAGTTCTATTCCAATGACCAGTGGTCGGAAGCGGACATGAATGTCCTTCGTGAGCAGAACCGCCCCGCAATGGTGTTCAATCGCATTGCGCCGCTGGTCAACGCTGTTGTCGGCTCAGAAATCAACAACCGCCGCGAAGTGCAGTATGTGCCGCGCGAGGTTGGTGATGCTCAGGCAAACGAGATCCTGACATCCGCCGGAGAATGGTTCCGTGACCAGACCGGCGCCGAGGATGAGGAGTCCGACGCCTTCGAAGATGCTGTTATTTGCGGCATGGGCTGGACCGACACGCGCCTTGACTTCGAGGAAGAGCCTGACGGCACTCCGAAGGTCACGCGCATGGACCCGCTGCGGATGGCTTGGGACTGCGCTGCGGTCAAGCCGAACCTAGAAGACGCCCAGCGGCTCTGGTACGTGGACGAGAAGCCCTATTCGATCGTGAAGGAGATGTTCCCCGGCGTAGCGCCTGAGCTTCTCCATGCCGGATGGGCGACGACGCTTACCAACGACCAGACCGAGCCTCACGATCAGGACGAGGCGGACAAGTACACCGGCACGCAGAACGAGTATGCGCAGGGCTATAGCCGCAAGATGTGCACACTCGTCGAATGCCGCTGGTTTGAGCGTGTGCCTTACTGGCGCGGCCCATCGATCGATCAGACAACGGGCTCACCGACAGGTGAAATGCGGGAATACAGCGAAGAGCAGGTCAAGCTGATCAAATCGCGCATGCCTCATTTCCCGGCCGTCCGCCAGTACAAGAAGGTGGTGAAGCGCGCATTCATCGGCGCAGAGGTTCTTGCCGAGCCTGATCAGCCACTCGTCCCGCCCGGAATGTTTGGTTGGGAGTGCATCACCGGCTATCGTCACAAGATCAAGGGCCTGTTCTACGGCGTCGTGATGACGACCAAAGACCCGCAGCGCTGGTCGAACAAGTACTTCTCCCAGGTCATGTATCTGCTCAACAGCCAGGCCAAGGGCGGCATCATGGCAGAGCGCGGCGCGTTTGATGATGACCGGCAGGCGGAAGAAAGCTGGGCCAAGTCCGACGCTATCACCTATGTGAAGTCTGGGGCCTTGTCCGGGCAGAACCCGCGCGTCATTCCGAAGCCGGCAGCTCAGTTCCCGGCAGGATTCTTCACGCTCTTTCAGGAGAGCAAGGAAGCAATCAGCCAGGTCACCGGCCTTTCGCCCGAGTTCGTCGGCACACGTGAGGTCGATCAGGCTGGCGTGCTTGAATACCAGCGCCGTCAATCGTCTCTGAACCTGCTCGCATCGCTGTTCAACAGCCTTCGGCGCTATCGTAAGCGCCAGGGCAAGACGATGTTGTTCCTGATCCAGAATTATCTGAGCGATGGCCGTCTGATCCGCATCGTTGGCGACAACCGCAAGGAATACGTTCCTCTCACGCGCGAGAACTCGGCTTCTTCCCAATACGATATCATTGTTGATGACGCTCCGACCTCGCCGAACGAGAAGGAAAAGGTCTGGGGCATCCTTCAGGCCATGCTGCCGATGCTCAAGGACATGATCACGCCAGATATGATGCTGGAAATCCTGCCATATACGCCTCTGCCGGCCTCGTTTGTAGACAAGATCAAGCGGAAAGCGCAGGAAGCTGCACAGCAGCCTAAGCCGCCGTCGCCCGAAGAGATCAAGACGCAGCAGGAACAGCAGAAGTTTCAGATGGATATGGCCGGCAAGCAGGCCGATCTACAGGCTAAGCAGCAGAGCAATGAGATGGATGTCCAGATGAAGGGCATCGACCTCATGATCAAGCAGCAGGAAGCCGACATCGATCAGGCGACAAATGCTGCCAAGCTTCAGGCTGACCTTCTCCGCATTGCCGATCAGGAACGTGAAAACGCCATCCGGCAGCAGAACGCAGACTCGCGGCGCACGTCGTCCGCAAACTGACACCAGTCATCCCGGCTGGTTTCGTCCGCGTGAACGCATCACGCTTCGTTCGCCCACGTTACGGGCAATAAGGTGAAAGATGACTGACCAGAGCACCAGCGGCCTCTCTGCGGCCGAGGAAGCATACTTTTCGTCGGGTGGTGAGACGGAAATCACCGCAGATCCAGCGCCAGTAGCCGATTTGGCGCCAATCGCTGATACTGCCGATCCTGCTGATCCATCTGCCGCGGTTGTAGACCCAGTAGCGCCGCCAGAGCGAGACGACAAGGGCCGATTTGTCCCGCACCAGGCACTCCACGCAGAGCGCGAGGAGCACAAGAAGACCAAGGCCGAGCTTGAGCAGATCAGGCAGCAGCAGGCCATTCTAAACGACCGCTGGCAAACACTCCTAGCCTTTAACCCGGTTCCGGACGCTCAGAAGGATAGGCTGACAGAGACCCCGCCTGATCCGGAAGTTGACATTTTCGCGCATTCCAAATGGCAGGCTGACCGCCTCAAGGCTCTGGAAAACAAGCTCAGCGATCGGGAAAAGGCCGATGAAGAGGCCCGCACTGCTGCCGCTGCTGACAATGAACTATGGGGGCACTGGAGCCAGTCTGCGCAGGCCTACGCGGCCACCAACACGGATTTCGGCGATGCGGTAAAGTTCCTCTCGGATACCCGCACTGCACAATTGAAGGCTCTGGCGCTCGTCGATCCAAGCTTCGCCAGCGATCAGGGTGTTCTGAACCAGATCAACATGGAGCTGAAGTCGATCGTCGGCGCCGCCAGGCAGAAGGGCATTGACCCGGCCATGGCGGTCCATGAACTCGCGAAGGCCTATGGCTTCAACGGTGCCAAGGCTCCAACAGCAGACCCCGCTGCGGCGGATCTCGCGGGCAAGATCTCGCAGATCGATGCAGCACAGAACGCATCTCGCACGCTGGCCGCGTCTCCCGGCAAGAACGCCGGCGATCCGCTGTCAGCAGAAGCAATCGCGTCCATGCCCACGAAGGAATTCGAGGCTTGGATGAAGGTTCCTGAGAACGCTAGCCGTTTTCAGAAGATGATGGGCGGTTAAACGCTCAGTGAATGAAGCCACAGGGGCGGCTCTATGCCCCTTTCGCCCGCTGATGCGTCAACTCAGCCCCGCGATGGCCGGTTAGCCTTCTTCGCCAGCTCACGGCGTCAAGTGCAGCACCAAAAACCCAACGTTTCAAAGGAAAATCGAACATGTCTACCACTACCTATGGCGTCAACGACGCCCTGGCGGTGAAGCTGTGGTCGAAGAAACTCGCGGTCGAGGTGTCGAAGGCTACCGCCATTGCACCTCTCATCGGGACTTCTTCCAACAGCATCATTCAGCTCAAAGACGAAACCCAGAAGGGCGCAGGCGACAAAGTCACCTTCGGTCTTCGCACCCAGCTTACCGGCGAGGGTGTTTCCGAGGGCGAAACCCTGGAAGGTAACGAAGAAGCTCTCTCGACCTTCTCCGATGCCATCTTCATCAACGAACTGGCGCACGCCGTTCGCGTGAAGAACGAGCAGACGATCGACGCCCAGCGCGTTCCGTTCTCGCTTCGCCAGGAAGCTAACGAAGGCCTGACCGATTGGTACGCCGATCGCCTCTCAATGGCCTTCTTCCTACAGGTTTGCGGCTATACGGCGCCGACCGTTGCCTTCGAGGGCATCACGGTCACTCTGTCGGCCAAGCACTACCTGTTCAACACGGTCCTTGCCCCGTCTACCAACCGCATTATCCGCGCGGCTGCGGCGGCAAGCGACGAAGCCCTGATCTCTTCCAACATCTTCACCCTTGATCTCATCGACAAGGCGGTTGAGCGCGCCAAGCTTGCCAACCCGAAGATCCGTCCGGTCAGCGTCAACGGCGAGAAGAAGTACGTGATGTATCTGCACCCCACGCAGGTCACGTCGCTTCGCACCAACACCTCGACCGGCCAATGGCTCGACATCACCAAGGCGATCTACCAGGGCGCCAAGCAGAACAACCCGATCTACGACGGGTCGCTCGGCGAGTACAACAACGTGATCCTGCGCGAAGCAGAACACGTCATGCCTGGTGTCAACTCCTCGACTGGTGCCCAGATCACCACGGTTCGCCGTGCTGTTCTCCTCGGCGCTCAGGCCGGCGTTGCAGCCTTCGGCATGAAGACCGCCCCTGACAAGTACAAGACGGTTGAAGAGCTGTTCGACTACCAGCGCGAGCTGGGCGTCTCGGTTCAGTCCGTCCTTGGCATGAAGAAGACCCGCTTCACGAACAACAATGAAGACTTCGGTTGCATCGTTGTTTCGACGTACGCGGCTCCGGCGTAAGGAGGCTGGAACATGGCAACTGGTACTCTGGGCACGACTGCCCGTAAATTCCACCATGACCTGGTGCACTACGTCACGAAGCCGATCGTCTACACGACCCTGTCGTACACGATTGGCAAGCTGCCGAAGGGCGCTCTGGTTGTCGATGCAGGCGCGGTCATCACGACCCCGTTTGCAGGCGGCACACCCCAGACGATCGATATGGGCACTTCTGGTGACCCTGACGGCTTCGCAACCGCGCTTGTACTCACCTCTGCGGGTCTCAAGGCGGCTGATGAGCTTGCGACTTCCGATGATCTCTACATGTCGGCTGACACCGATGTAACCGCAACGCTTTCGGCAGGTGCAACGCCTTCCGCAGGCGCCGGCTATGTCTACGTCGGTTACATCATCGCGAACCGCAATCCGTAACACACCAAGAGGGGCGGCTTTCGGGTCGCCCTTCCTCCATTGTGAGGACTTCGCATGACTTATCTCGACACCGATTGGTCGCTTGTCGACTTCAGTGATCCGAAGCCAGCGGTGAAAGAGCCGCAAGAGGCTGACAAAGGCACCTGCCCGAAGTGCGGGAAGCACGTTGGCAAGGGTGTACACTTCCACGTGAGGTCTTGTGATGGCGATCGTTCAAAAGCTGAATGATCTCGGCTTCCTGTCGACTGAATCCATCGCAGAGGCTAAAGGCATCACCACAGTTCGCGTCCGCACTTCCAAGGGCTGGGTATACGAGAAGTTCTCTTCTCCCGTCCAAGTCGAAGCGTGGGCGAATTTTCATGCACCGGAGTCCGCATAATGCCGATTACTGTTGAGACTGGCGGTCCTATCGACACAATCCCCCCGGTTATTGGGCCTGCTGCGTCCACGTTCTCAGATATGGCGCTCCAGATCGCTGATGAGATCGATGACACCACAGGTGAATACGCCGGCCAGATCCAGACCGCTATCTTTCAGGCAATTCGCTATTGCGAGCGCGATGTCTACTACTTCAACGAGACGCGCGACGTGACCTTTACCACGGTTGCCGGTCAGGAATGGTACGGCGCGGCGGATAACAGCAACATTCCGACGCTTGTCCGCATTGTTGAGGCATATTGCGAGCGCTCCGATGGTGAGCGCACCTGCCTTAACCGCGAGACGCCGGAAAGCATCGAGCTTCTGTCGGACAATTCGGCTTCGAGCGGAGAGCCTTACGCCTACACCTATTTCGGGCAGCGCGTTCGAATTTACCCGATCCCAGATGCTACGGTTTACACCATCCGCCTCCAGCTCGGGCCCTATCGCCTGGCAACCATCTCGAATGCCAGCGAGTCCAACGTCTGGACGACTGAGGCATTCGATATGGTGAAGGCTCGGGCAAAGTACATTCTGTACAAAGACATCATCAAGGATGCCGCTTTGGCTGCGGAAGCGCTGAACGACTACACCGACCAGCACGATGCGCTCAAGGAAGAGACATCCCGCCGTAATGGCCGCGGCTTCATCACCGTGACGTGCTTCTAAATGCTGATCGAAATCGCAGAATACCGCCCAGATGTAGCCGATCTGAACACGAGCTTCACGGATGAGATCCTGAACGTTCTGTGCGCAGATGGCTCCTATATCCCGGCCCCTGCATTCGCGGCGCTGACCAGTGCGCTCGGTGAAAAGCCCCTTGGCGGCATCTCTGTAAGGCATCTGAGCGGAGATATCAGTTTCTTTGCAGGATCGGCGACGAAGCTCTGGAAGCTTAACAACACGACCCTTGCCTGGGATGACGTGTCTCAGGCTTTGACGACCTACGCGGCCTCGGAAGAGGCGCCGTGGTCCTTCGCGGCCTTCGGCAACTTCATCATTGCGGTGAACCAGAACGATGACCCGCAGGTTTTGCAGGTCGGGGTTGATACCGTCTTCCGTGATCTTGGCGGAAGCCCGCCGCGCGCTGGCATCGTGCGTATCTGGGGCGATTTCGTCGCGCTCATGAAATTGACGAGCAACCCGAACCGGGCGCAGTGGTCAGGGCTGAATGATTGCGAGTTCTGGACCCCCGGCACGAACAACAGCGATTATCAGGATTTTCCAGACGGCGGCGAGGTGCAGGGGTCTTCTGAAGCGACGAACCCGATCATCTTCCTTGCAAGCTCCATTCAGAGGGCAACGTTCGTCCCAGGCTCGGTTGAAGTCTTCACCTTCCAGAAGATCCACGACAAGCGCGGCGCCAAGTCACCCTATTCTATCGCCACCCGCGGGGCGTTTGCCTTTTATGCTGATGAAGGCGGGTTCTTCCAGATCTCGCCTGATGGCGGGATTACACCTATTGGCTTCGAGAAGCTAGACAGGACGGTATTCCGGCGCCTGAACGTGTCTGCCATTTCGAAGATTTATGGCGCTGTCGACCCGTTCTTCTCCCGAGTTTACTGGGCGATTGATTACACAGGATCAGGCGTTTACGACCAAATGCTGGTCTATGACTGGAACATTGGCCGCTGGACGCCGATCGAGATTAACGCGCTGTTTATCCTTCCCATGGTGACCGCAGGATACACCCTTGAGGGCCTGGACGCGGTTAGCTCAAGCATCGATGCTCTGCCTTTTTCGCTTGATAGCAAGGCTTGGCAGGGTGGCGCACCATTCCTCGCTGGCTTCGATACAGATTATAAGCTTGGGGCGTTCTCCGGTGATCCGCTTGAGGCCACCGTGACTACCCCTGAAGTGGGTGAGACGAGCGGCCAGATCATGAGGACGAACAACACCGCGGCGATTGTCGACACGGATCAGGTTTTTATCTCGGTAGGCATTCGTTTCCGCAGAACGCAGACAGAGCCGGTAACGTGGCTGCCTGAGCAGTCGCCGTCTTACAATACAGGGCGCATTCGCAAACGCTCGCGGGCGCGGTTCCACCGCTTCAAGATGCGAATTCCTGCCGGCGAGACCTGGCATCATATCAAGGGGATCGATGTCAACCTTAACCCGGCTGGCGAGCGATGACGGCAGAGCTTCACCTGACAACAGATTGGCCGGCTGAGCGCGTTCTGGCCTATGGGCCGCAGATTACGGCCTCGATGCGCAAGATCATCGCCCGCTTCCCCGATGACGCTACGCTCGAAAGCATGGCCTCTGATGTCATGTCGGGCGCCGTGCAGATGTGGCTGATGCTCGATGGTGACGATTTCAAGGGGATCGTGCTGACGGACATCAAGATTGTCCAAGCCACCGGGCATAAGGCAGCGCGCATTGTCGCCTGTGGTGGGATCGATGGCGTCGAACTCTGCCCGCATATCGAGACAATCGAGCGTTGGGCCTGGGAACAAGGTTCAGACTGTGTTCTTCCGGTCGGCCGTGAAGGCTGGAAAAGACCGCTGTCAAAGCTCGGGTATTCCGTCGAGCGCATCGTTTACAGGAAAGATCGGCCAGCATGAGCACAAGTTCAAAGTCTACAACCGAGAACAAACCCCCGGCCTGGGCAGCGCCGCTGTTCAAGCAATCCGCCTCGGAAGCCCAGAACATCTACAATTCCGGGGCTGGCGGGAATGTATATCAGGGCCAGACGGTTGCGGGCCTTGGAGATACGACGAAGCAAGGCATCAGCGGTGTCCAAGGCGTTGCTGGTACGCTACCGCAGACATCATCCGCCCAGAACTACCTGACCGATTATGCGTCTGGCAAATACCTGCAAGAGGGCAACCCTTATTATCGCGATCGGCTGGCGAACGAGATTTCAGACAGCAATGCGATGATTCAGAGCCAGTTTTCCGGTTCTGGCCGGTATGGTTCAGGCGCCAATACGAACGCGCTCGCCAAGAACACGCAGAACATGCTGCTTTCCGGTCTGGAGAGTGATTACAACCGAGCCCAGGCTAACCAACTTGCGGCCACGCAGCAGATCGATGCATCGAGAAATGCTCTCTTCCAGAACCAGATGGCAGGACAGCAAGCAGTTATCGACGCAGGCCAGTTGGAAGACGCTGCGAAACAACAGCAACTTACAGCAGACTTCACCAAATGGCAGTCGCAAGACATGCGGGACTGGAACCGACTTGGCCTCCTTCAGGCTGCTGCGGCTGGTGCTGCTGGCAACTATGGCACGAACACGCAGACGCAAAGGCAGGGCTTCAACCCGCTTAGCGCGATCGGCGGCGTCGGTTCAATGGCGACGAAGGGTAGATAATCATGGCCTTCAACATCATGGATCTGTTCGGCCCCGGCGCTCTGAACCGACTGCTCCAGCCTGTCCAGAGCGCGCCATCTCAAGGGTTTACACCCAATAGGCTCGTGCAGCCATTCCAGGCTTCGGCAGCAGGACAGGCGGGCGCTGGCGCTCCACAGATGGCGCAGGGCGAAGCTGGCATCGATCCATGGGCAGGCTTGCGCGAGGCTGATGTCGTGCGCGCTGACCCGATACAGACTGCCTCTGTTTCGCAACCTGCTCAGCAGCCGCAGGCACGCCAACCGTTCTTCAATGATGATCGACGTGCGGCGTTGAATGACTTCTTCACCGGTATGGCTATGGGCGGCACTCCGCAGGAGAGCATTGCCTATGGCGCCAAGCTGGTTTCAGCCAATCAGGGCACGCGCAAGAACGTCAACGATACGGTGAAATGGCTCCAGAGCAAAGGCATGGATGAACAGCAGGCCAAGATGCTTGCCGCTTCTCCCCAGGCGCTCAATGAGTACCTGAAGACGCTTGCCGAAGGCAATGACCCGATGCGGGCTCTCCAGCTTCAGAAGGCTCAGCTTGAAGTCCAGAATCTCCAAGACCCGGATCATGGCCTTTCTGCGGATGAACGCGCCTATAGGCAAGACGTTGCCGAAGGCTTCAAGGGCACGCGGATGGAATGGGCCATCAAGATGAAAGAAGCCGGCCGTCAGCAGGTCAACATCGACACTGGCGAAAAGCTTCCATCTGGCTTCCGGTGGAAAGACCCGAACCAGCGAGAGATGGGCGTAGAGCCCATCCCTGGCGGTCCTGCAACGCAGATCCCTGGAGAACTGGCCGCGCGCGTCGGTCTTTCCGGTGATTTCCTTGAGCAAGCGCCGAAGCTGAAGGAGCGCATCAAAGCCGGCGAAGTTACCGGTCTGATCGACGTCAATCGCGCTCAGAATGGCATCGGGGAGCAGGGCGAGGTTTATCGTCAGCTTCAGTCTGGCACGGACGCCCTCATGCGCCTCCTGACCGGAGCGGGCATGAACGAAACGGAAGCTAGGCAATACGCCGAACGATACCTTCCGACATGGCGTGACACCGCAGACTCAGCCGCGACAAAGCTTGACAACCTTGTGCGCGAACTTGGCGCCACCCGCGATACGGCTATGCGTGGTCGCGGTGATGTCTCGTCTGGGCAGAAGCAACGTCTGAAATACAACCCGCAAACAGGTGAACTCGAATGATTGAAGTCGAATTGCCAGACGGTTCGATTGCTGAGTTCCCTGATGGAACGAGCAACGACGCCATCAAGGGCGCCTTGCAGAAGCGCTTTGCGGCCACTCAGGGGCAGACCTCTCAGCCCCAAGGACGCCACCTCTCCTATGAGGAGGGCTTGCTTGAGTTGGAGAAGGAGCGGCAGAGCGGCGCAAGCGGAAAGCTAGGCGCTGCCATGACCGGCTATATCGGTGATACGCCGATCGTTGGTCCCGCTCTCCTTGGTCTCGCAGAGCGTGGGGCCGCTGGCCTTACGTCGATGATCAATGGTTCTGACTACGGACAGAACCTTGAGCAGGCGCAACGAACCGTGCAGGCTGCGCAGGAGCAAAACCCTTATTCTCGAATGGCTGGCGGTGTCGCCGGCAACGTCGCGTCAATGGCAGCGCTAGGCAGCACAGGGCTTGGCGCCCGCGCGCTCGGGATGACTGGCCCAAATCTCGCCACGCGTGCGGGTATGTCTGCGTTGTCGAGTGGTGCTATTTCCGGCGCAGATACGGCGGTCCGAGGCGGTGACGCTTCTGATGTCATCAATAGCGCGGCTATTGGCGCTGGTGTCGGCGGCGCAATCCCTCTTGTCGGCGCTGGTGTGAGGCGTGGTCTGGAGGCGGTGGGCGACTACGTCTATCCGTT